AGAACTACGGCTGATTACAGTGTCATCCAGACATGGGGCATCTTTTATCTCTATGATCAAGACGAACAGGGGTATGAAAGTGCAGCACCCCACCTAATTCTGCTAGGAAACATCAAAGGCAGGTTTGAATACCCAGAACTACGTAAGCTTGCACAGAGATTATACAGTGAGAATAAGCCTGATGTGTGTATGGTGGAGAAAAAGGCCAGTGGTCAGTCACTCATCCAAGATATGCGTAGGGCAGGGCTGCCTGTTATGGAGTACACCCCAGATAGAGATAAGGTATCCAGAGTTTATGCAGCTTCACCTATCATGGAAGCAGGAAGAGTGTGGATACCCAGTAACAAGAAGTGGTCAGAAGACCTCATAGAGGAATTAATACGGTTCCCCAACGCTGCTCATGATGATCAGGTGGATGCCATGACAATGGCAGTCCACTATATGAAGGAGTCATGGCACTTAGAACACCCCGATGATCCCGATTGGGATGACTCTCCACAACAACAACGTAGTACTTACTGGACTTTTTAATTTGCGGTTTCCCAGAAACTGTGTTATAATAAAGACAAAGGGGGAATGTCTATGAAAAATGCAAAAAATATTTTATATTCTCAAATGGGTGTTACACCACTAGATATGCAATATGGTGGTGGTCTTGATGATGCCTATAGAACTCTGAGTGATCGCAGACGTAGAAGTGCCTTTGCTGATCCAGATGCTACCAGTGCTTTTGCCAATGGTGGTCTTCCTACGATCTATAGACAAGAAGGTGGTGAGTTTGCTGCTGCTGCTGATTATGTAATGGACGATGAAGGAAATGTTTCTGAATTTTCTGAAGATATGATTGACCGGGTAGATGATGGATTAGGACAAGGAGACTTACCGGGAGATTTCGACCCAGATGCTTTTATAGATATAGCTCCTGCTCCTACTGCTCCTGCTAAAGGTGAATCTAGAACTTCAACTATGGGATCAGATACAGATGCTGGAGGATGGGGTTGGGATTGGTTTACATCTACAGGTGGAAGACCTCCCCCTGATGAAGATCCTCCTAAAGATGGACTTCTAGGATTAGTACGTACTGAACTTTCTAAACCATCTGTTCCTCAAGCTTTTCTAAAGGACGGTAAAATAGGATCTTTTCAACCCCCTGATGTATCAGTATGGGATAGTTTAAAAAACTTGGTTACTGGTAAAGCTTCTCCATCTCCAAAATTTGTAGAAGGTTTAAATTATAAAGAATATGATAAAGCAAAAGAAGAAGCGAAAGAAGAATGGGACAGAACACAAAGAGATCCTGACAAGTTTGAATCATGGTTTGACCAAAACTTTATTCATGCAATGGGAGGTGTAAGAGAAGGAAAAAATCCTGTTGCACATACATATGAGATACAAAGTGAAGCAGCAGGTGATAGGTTTAATACTTTACTAGGAGATGCAAAGAAAGATCCAGCTAATAAAGGTAAAAGTGAAGAAGAAGTTGCAAGAGATGTTGCAAAAAGTATGTTTAAAAATTATGGATATAATCCGAAGGATACTGGAAAAATAAATTATCCTATATGGGCACCACTTGGCACTGCCGTTAATTTTCTTGATGCTATGAATAAAAGTATAGGATCAGTTATGATAGGTGGTATGAAGTTCAGTGTGAATAAAGATGGTACAGTAACTCCTCTAGATGCTCCTGAAGAACCTGATACAGATCTTGGCCCATCTGATGAAGAACCTGTAGAAACTCCAGAAACTGAAATGGCTAGTGGAATACAGGCTTTAGAAAAGCAATTAGGTAAAAAAGGATTTGAATCATTAATGCGTAATATAGGGAAAAAGAAAAAGGGAAGAGAAAAACTTCCTTATCATCCCGATGCTCCACTCTTAGCAAGATTATATGGTATTACTTTAGAAGAAGCTGATGAATGGCTTGGAGAAAGAACAAGTGGTGAAGAAGAAATATCTGTAGGGATAGAAGAACAACTTACTTAAAGGATAGATGATGGCAACTGAGAAAAATCCATATGAGATGAAACCAGAAGAACTAGGAAACGTAATTCCTATGGCAGCAGAGTCAGAAGATTTAAATGCTACCTTTGAAGTTGATCCTACAGATGGTGGAGTTATCGTAGACTTCTCAGAAGAGATGAGTATTGAGATGTCTCCTTCTGAAGCTCTGGAAGAGTGGTATGGTAATTTATCAGAAACTCTTGAACAAGAAGATCTAGATGGAATAGCTAGTCAAGTTATAGATAACTATCAAGCCGATAAAGATTCAAGGGCTGAGTGGGAGTCTATGTTTGAACGTGGCTTTGATTTATTAGGGCTAAAACTAGAACCGGGTACTGATCCTTTTGATGGAGCCTGTACAGCCGTACACCCACTCTTGATAGAGTCAGCCGTTAAGTTTCAATCTAAGGCTTCGGCAGAACTCTTTCCACCTAACGGCCCTGTCAAGGCAAACATACTAGGTAAGTCTACACCAGAAAAAGAACTACAAGCTAATAGAGTACAGAACTTCATGAACTATCAGGTAACTGAGCAGATGCCAGAATACTTTGATGAGTTTGAAAGAATGTTGTTCCATCTCCCCTTGATAGGATCTGCATTCAAAAAGGTTTACTACAGTGCTACCCTGAAACGGCCTGTCTCAGAGTTTATACCTATTGACCAGTTTTATGTGTCTTACTATGCAACTGATCTTAGAAATGCTGACAGGTACACACATCTGATCTATCGTAGTCCTATAGAAATGGAGAAGGATATACGGGCTGGTGTCTATGATGACGTAGACCTGCCCACACCAGATCAGATTAATACCACAGGTTTTACACAGAAGATGGATACCATTATTGGTCTTTCTCCTTCTTCTGATAATGATCCTCAATATCTTTTACTGGAGCAGCATTGCTACCTTGATATTGAAGGACTAGATGAATCACTTCCCTATATTGTCACAGTCTTGGAACAAACAAGAGAAGTGTTAAGTATTCGTAGAAACTATGAGCAAGATGACCAGAACAAAGAGAAGCGCAGTCACTTTGTGCATTATAGATTTGTTCCGGGCTTTGGTTTCTATGGATTAGGCTTGATCCACTTTCTAGGTAATCTCACCATGAGTGCAACGGCTGCAATGAGATCCCTCATAGATGCAGGACAGTTTGCCAATTTACCGGGTGGTTTCAAAGCCAAGGGGCTGAGAATGGTCGGTGATAACGATCCTATCTCCCCCGGTGAGTTCAAGGAGGTTGAAGCAACTGGAACAGATCTCTCTAAGGCTATTATTCCCCTGCCTTATAAAGAGCCTTCCTCAACTCTGTTTCAAATGCTGAATTTTGTAGCTGCTGCTGGTCAGCGGTTTGCAGACAGCACAGAGCAAATAGTCTCTGATGCTGCCTCCTATGGACCCGTTGGAACTACGATGGCTCTTCTAGAAGCCAGTAGTAAGTTCTTCAGTGCAATCCATAAACGAGTACACAAGTCTCAGAAAGATGAATTTAGAATCCTAGCCAAGATTGACTATGATTATCTTCCCAACGAATATCCTTATGATGTTCCATTTGAAGATCGTAGTATATTCAAGAAGGATTTTGATGGACGTATAGATATTGTTCCTGTCTCAGATCCAAATATACCTTCCAACGCACATCGCATGATGATGGCTAATATGGCTCTTCAAATGTCACAACAGTCACCACCCGGTATGTTTAATTTGGAAGCTCTGAATAGAACTATTCTACATGCAGCCAACATGCCTAATCTGGAAGAGATCCTACCACCAAAGGTAGAACCTAAACCAATGGACCCTGTATCAGATATTATGGCAGCAACAAAAGGATTACCGATTGCAGCCTTTCCGGGTCAGAACCATGATGCTCATATACAAACTAAGATGGCCTATCTTCAAGATCCTATGAATGGTGCAAATCCAATCATGCAACGAGTACGTCCTATACTCGAAGCTAACATACAGGAACATTCAGTGATGAAGTATCAAGAGCAGATGAATGGAGTAGCTCAACAAGCTATTGGGCAGTTACCTCCAGAGCAACAGCAGAATCCTTCTGTCGTTGAGATGGTGATGGCACAAGCTGCACAGCAAGTTATGAATGCTAATCAAGCTGCTGGTATGGCTCAGTCACCTGAACAACAACTTGTATCTCTTGAGCAAGCTAAAGTTGAACTACAGAAGCAGAAGCTACAATCTGATACAGTTGTTCAAGCTGCTGAAATGGAACTCAAGAATAAGCAACTTGAACTTGATGAAAATGAACAGATTATTGATATGCTTAAAACAGGTGCTGCTGATAACTTTAAGAAAGAGAAGGCTGCACTTGATAGAGAATCCAAGAAAGAACTTAAATCAATAGATGTTCTTGGCAAGTTAGCTGTAGAAGAAGAAAAACAAATGAGTGAAGATAAGAGAACAATGGAACGTAACTTAAAAGATCTAATAGAAACAGGAGAAGACTAATGATGAAAAAAGGTAAAGGGTATCTTTCACATGTAAAGAATACCGA